AGGTTTAAAAAGTTTTGATTCAGATGGGTATACCCTTGGTACATGGGCAAACTTAAATACAAATACATTCACTTACGCATCATGGAATTGGAAAGGTGGAACTACAACAGGGATAGCAACAAATGGTTCTACAACAATTACACCATCAAGTTATTCATTTAATCAAACATCTGGATTTTCAGTTTTAAAATATACGGGAAATTCAACAGCAGGTGCAAAATTAGCACATGGTTTAGGATCAGCTCCTAAGATGGTTATTATAAAAGGATTAACAGGTTCTCCTGACTGGAATGTATATCATGCAGGTATGGGTAATACTAAATATATGGAATTAAATGCAACTGCAGCAGCAACAACAAGTACCACTCGATGGAATGATACTACTCCTGATAGTGTTAATATAACTTTAGGCGATAGTACTCATGTTAATGATAGTAGTAATACTTTTGCTGCTTACTGTTTCGCAGAAAAAAAGGGCTTTTCAAAATGCGGAACATTTGTAGGGAATAATTCAGCTACAGATGGACCTTTTGTCTATACAGGATTTAGACCAGCTTTCGTTTTAGTAAAAGTTTATGATTATTCTGCGGCTTGGACTCTGTTTGATGATAGAAGAATAGGTTATAATCCAACTAATGAAGTATTTTCTCCTGATACAACTATTACTTCAAGACAGTCGTGGATGTCTGATATATATTCAAATGGGTTTAAACCTTTTAATAATGACCCACAAATTAATGGTAACGGAACTAATTATATATATTTAGCATTTTCGGAATTTCCGACTGTATCGTCGAACGACGTACCAGGATTAGCGAGGTAGGGCACTACCATGCTAGGTCTTAATGCTTTTGCACAAAATGCTTTCGCTGCTATCCGAGAAGTTGGATCAGCACACGTTTTAGTTAGTACAAACCTAATCCAGGTTTATAATAACGGAGCCGGAGTAGTCGTAACTATTCCTAACAATGCCTTTCCAAGCACTAATTTACTTAGTTTAGGAAGTGGTACAGTAACATTTACGATCACGGGCGCAGTGGTTCCAACAGGATCTGAGATCCTAGTTAGCACTGGCGCTAGCAAGGCAAATGTGATAACGTGGGTACCAATTGATCCCGATACTGATGGTGTTTGGGTCCCAATAGACCCTTTATAGGAGACATATGGCAAGTACATATACAACAGATTTAAAATTAGAAAAAGTAGCTACAGGTGAAAAGGCTGGGCTATGGGGTACGATCACTAATACCAATTTAGAAATTCTAGAACAAGCGGCAACAGGATATCTTTCAGTAGATGTAGCTGCAGCGGATGTAACATTAGTCAACAATGATGGTGCTACAGGAAATGGAAAGAATTTATTTTATATTTTAACAGGAACGTTAACGGGAGCGAGAGAACTTATTCTTCCTACAACTTCCAAAAGAATTTTTATTGTTAAAGATTCAACAAATCGTTCATCTACTAATTATACTTTAAGAGTTAGAACATCTGGAGGAACAGGTTATTTTATGCCGGTGGGTTCTACTGCGGTTCTTTATACTGATGGAACTAATACTTCGATGGCTCTGCTTGAAAAAGGATATGTGACTCATACGGCCGCGTATACAGCCGTGGCGGGAGATCAGATTTTTTGTGATACTAGTGGAACAGGATTCACGGTGACTTTACCTGCTGGTACTATCGGAGATGAAGTAACAATTATTGATAGTAAAAATTATTTTGGTTCTAACAACTTAACGGTTTCACCTAATGGATCTGAAAAGATTAATAGTGCAGCTTCTAGTTTAGATCTACAAACTAATGGGCAGGCTGTTACGTTAGTATATGCCAATGCTACAGTAGGTTGGATATATAAAACGAATAGCGCATCATAGGAGCTAGACATATGGCTCTTGTAGATTTCAAACTACTTCCGGGAATAGATAAACAACAAACTCAAGTCGGTGCAGATAAACGTTGGGTTAATTCTGACAATGTTAGATTTAGATATGGTCTTCCAGAAAAAGTGGGGGGCTGGGCTTCTCTATTAACAGATACCATTGTAGGAATTTGTAGAGCTCAACATGCCTTTACTGATTTAGATGGGAACAGATACGTAGCGTTAGGCACAGATAAATTTCTTTTAATTTATTATGAAGGCCAACTCTATGATATTACTCCCTGGACATCAGATGCAGCAGGGGCTCAAGTTTCATTTGCTACTTCAACGCTCTCAACGGATAGCACGACAGCTAAAACTTGTACCATCACTACAACTTCGGATCATGATTTAGAGGCTGGAGATATTATTTTATTAGATACGGTAACTCTTCCAGGAGGAACAGGATTATCGGCTTCAGATTTTGAAGACAAACTTTTTCAAGTTTTAACGGTTCCAACGACTACCACTTTTACTATTGATTCTTTAAACCAAGCTTCTACCGCTGTAGGTTCAGGGGGAAGTATGACCGTGATGCCTTATCAACCCGTAGGTCCAGCAGCTCAAACGTATGGATATGGTTTTGGTGTAGGAAATTTTGGAGGAACGATTTCAGGGGTAGCTACCACTACGATTAATAATGGTGGTGTATTTGCTGCAGCTGCGACTTCAGTTGTTTTAACAGACTCTTCTTCGTTTCCATCCAGTGGAACTTTACTGATTGAAGATGAACTCATGACTTACTCAGCTAATAACACAGGAACAAATACTATTTCTGGAATTACACGAGGAGTTAAAGGAACAGATGATGTTGAACATCCAAATACAACAACCGTTTATAACGCAACTCAATATACTGGCTGGGGAAATGCAGTCGCTGCTTCAACCGTAACTCTTGAACCAGGGCTTTGGTCTTTAGATAACTTTGGAGATGTGTTAGTTGCAACAGTGGCTAATGGAAAAACATTTACTTGGGACTCGAGTATTGCAGCAAGATTCACGACCCGTGCAGCCATGACCACAACAGATTATATTACAACTTCTAACCCAACGGCTAGTCGTTTTAGTATGATGTCTCCGGTCACACGACACTTAATTCATTTTGGAACAGAAACAACGATTGGAACCCCATCCACTCAAGATGATATGTTCATTGCGTTCTCGGACCAAGATACTATTGATACTTATGGAGCTACCGCTACGAACAGTGCAGGTAGTCAAAGATTACAAGATGGAACAAAAATTGTAGGAGCTATTAAAGCAAAAGATAATGTTCTTATTTGGACGGACACCGCTTTATATACGATGAAATATGTAGGGGCTCCATTTACATTTGGATTTGAACAAGTAGGAACTAACTGTGGATTGATTGGTAAGAATGCTGTCGTTGAAATTGATGGTGTAGCTTACTGGATGAGTTCAAAAGGTTTCTTCCTCTTCGATGGTACAGTTAAATCTTTAAGCTGTAGTATTGAAGACTATGTTTACGACGATATTGACACGACGAAAGGTCAACAGATCATGGCTGGAGTAAACAATTTGTTTACTGAAGTTATGTTTCATTACCCAACAGCAGGTGAAGACTATAATGATCGCTATGCGATTTATAATTATGGAGAATCTGCAGGGGGTAAAATTCCAGGAGGAGTCTGGTATCCAGGTACGGCTGCTAGAACATCTTGGTTACCGGCAACTGTATATCCTAATCCCTATGCCACTAAATTTAATTCCTCATCGACAGGAACTTTTCCTGTTGTTATTGGCGAGAGTGGATTAGGACAGACGGTATATTTTGAACATGAAACCGGAAACAATCAGATTAATCCTAATGGTTCTTCAACAGCGATTGCTGCTGAACTAGAATCATTTGATTTAGATTTAGAAATGCAAGGAGCCGGTCAATTTTATTTATCTATTAGTAGATTTATTCCTGACTTTAAAGTTTTAACAGGGAACGCAGTGGTTACTTTAACCGTCAAACGTTTCCCTTCTAGCACTGGAACAACCAGTCCTTACAGTCCTTTCACTGTATCGTCTTCTTCTACTCAATTTAATACCAGAGCCAGAGGAAGATTTGCTAGTGTTAAGATAGCTAATAGCGCGGTTGATCAAACGTGGAGATTTGGTACATTGAGATTAGATATAAAACCAGATGGAATGAGATAATGCCTAAACCTTTAAGAATATCAGAAGAAGCAGCAGTTCAGATGCCGATGAAAACGGTAGCCTCTTTGATCTGCATGGTCGCAATCGGGACCTGGGCTTATTTTGGTATCATTGAAACCCAAAATAAACTTTCAACCGAGGTAGAACTAATGTCTAAAGACTTAACCGAGAACACAGAATTCCGGATCAAGTGGCCCCGGGGCCAGCTGGGCAGTTTACCCGCAGATTCTGAGCAATTTATGATGATCGAGGATCTTTACAAGACTACCGATAAGTTAAATACACATATCGAGAACATGGCTTTAAATAAAGTAAACATAGAATTTTTAAGAAAACAAATGGATAAAGTTTTAGATGATATTGAAAAACTAAAAGATGCTAATAGAGAAATGCACTATAAAAATGGGAATCAACACTAATGTCTAAGATAGTTGTTAAAGTTCCAGAACCTAAAGAAGAATATGAATTCTCTAATCAAAAACAAATTTCAAGAGCGATTGCTGCTATTATTGAGCAACTTAATTCTACATTTTTACAAGAACAAAAAGAGGACCAAGAACGTTTCACTTGGTATATGTCTTAATGGCAAATAAATATATTAATGTTCCTAGTTTAGTTAGTGTTAGTACGATTACGGATGTCTATACCGTACCGACTGCTACTACTTCCGTGATTCGTTCTATCTCTGTCTATAATACAGACTCATCAGCAATGGATATTATTCTTTCTGTTTATGATAATAGTGCAGCAGGCACTTTTGCTTATGATCGAACTACTTCTTTAGCAGCGACCACAAAATTTGAATTTTTAAAACCTGAAAACTCTAGTCTTTTAGTTCTAGAAGAATCAGACAAACTCCAAGTCACATGCAGCACGACTGGAGGTCTTAATATTATGCTGTCAATTTTAGAAATGAGTAGGTCATAATGCCGTTTAAAGAAAAAGGATTAGTATCATTTAAAACTGTCGATGGTAGTCTCCATGAACAAGTGGAAAGTGAGACTATTATTACATTAACTAACAAGGTAACGGGGAAAGAATACGCATCGGATAAAGAAGCAGAAGATGATGTAAAAGACCCTAATACTGCAACCCAACAGGAGCATCTTAAAAGAGACGTGGTAATAGATATAAAAAGAATGCCTAGTATCTTGTCCAAGTCTAAATAACTATCTTGAAAAACGTTAAGTTTTTGTGTAAAGATGAGGGTTCAGGTGAAATCCCTGCCTTTAACAAATAATCAAACATAAGAGATGAATATATAAGAAGATATGCCATTCAAATCAGAGAAACAACGTAAGTACTTATGGGCCAACGAGCCAGAGATTGCTCGTGATTGGACTAAAACCTATGGAAGTAAGGTTAAGAAAGCTGAGGGCGGAATTATGCAAGATGGTTATGTAAATTTTACTAAAGGTTCAGATTCAGTTACCATTCCCAAAAAATTTAAAGCAAGAAAAGATGCTACTCCTACTCACTTAGCTTACATTACAAAAGCTGAAGCAGCTCAATTAAAAAAACAAAACAAAGGTACACCTCATAAAGGACCTAAAGGCATTCCTAGTTACGATGACTATGATGCTAAAACAGGAAGTTATAGTACTGGCGCCGAAATGAGTGCTGCTGAAACAGGTGGTTCAGGCCATGGGATGTCGGAAAGTAGAGCAAGAGATATTCGTCGAGGGGCACAGGCTGCAGCTAAAGCATCAGAGAGACAAACTAAAAGTAAAATAGATAATTTTAGACAAAACTCAATTAATAGTTTTGTTAATAGAAACAAATATAAAAATTTAATTAACGCAGGAGTTTATAAAGGTCATCCAGGAATAACAGCTAAAATATTAGGATTGATGAACCCTCCTGATGAAGTAGGAATGTTTGATGAAGATGATATTAAAACTTTATATGCAGGAGGAGCTGATCCTAAAGGACTCGCAGGCTTAAGAAAAGATTTTGAATTTGAAGAAAAATTTAAAAATGTGGATCCAACTCAAAAACAATTTGAAGATTATTATGGGTTGAATCAACCTATCACAGGTGGTGGAGGAGAAGGGGGAGGTAATCCCTACATCTATCCAACTACATCAGTAGCTAGTGCAGCTGAATCATCAGGACAATCTGACTTTGATAAATATTTAGCTGGCTTAGGTGGAGATTATCAAGTGCCTATTGAATATGTACAAAATCAAACACGAGCAGCAGAAGGTGGAAGAATTGGGTATGCAGATGCTGGATCAGTTTTAAGTGAAGAACAAAATGCAATGGTAGTGAATATGTTAAACAAAGGAATGGATAACGATACTATTTCTACTATAACAGGTGTTACACCACAACAAATTAAAGTTATTTTAGATTCTTTTCTTCAAGAAGCAAAAGCTCAAGGCGGAAGAATACCAGCAGCATTCGGTGGGGTCATGGATAGTTATACAGGAAGAAGAGCTTACGGTTTAGGAAGTATATTTAAAAAAATTACTAAAGCTCCGAAGAAAGCTTTTAAATCAATTAAGAAATTAGCAAAGAGTCCTTTAGGAAAATTAGCATTAGGTTATTTAGCAACTGCAGGCATTGGAAATATTATGCAACCAGGTGCAGCTCAATGGGGTTCTCCCTTAGGAAAAGGAAGTGGTTGGTTAAGGCCATCACAACTCCTTAAAAATTACGGATTAAATCAAGGAGCAAATACAACAGCACTAGGAGCTATAGACAGTGGAAGACATGGAACTTCGGCGAGTGCCTTAGCGAGAAAAGTGGCAAACCAAGGAGCAGCAAAGGACAATCTATTAACCAAAGGTCTTAAATGGGGTCTTAAAAACCCTATGGCCAGTATCCTTGGAGCTTCAACAGCTGCCGGACTTATGGCTAAAAAACCTATAGAAGAAGTAGGTGGTATTGATAAAAAATGGGGCAAAGATAAAGAATGGTGGGACGCATATTAT